AGCAGATGCCTTAATAAGATAGTAACTCCATGCCTCTGCATATTCATCTACTACTTCAAATGCACCTTCATCATACTTAAGACCACGTTTGGCTAAGAAGTATGCCAGATTAATAATACCAATACCCAATGGTCTTCGGTTCATAGTAGAGATTTCTGCGGCCGGAATAGGATAGTCTTGGTAATCTAATAGCTCATCTAAGGCCCTTACAGATAAATCACACCACTTCTCAAATTCTTTTGGGTCACTAATTAAACCCCAATTAATTGCTGATAGAGTACAAAGAGAAATTTCTCCCTCTTTATCATTAATATCATTAAGTGGTTTAGTCGGTAGATTAATTTCACAACAAAGATTAGATTGTTTAATAGGTGCCTCTTCTGCAATAAAAGAACCATGGTCATTTGCATGGTCAACATTCATTACATATATTCTACCAGTATCTTTTCTTTCTGTAAGTAATTTTTGGAATACTTCTAGTGCTGGTATTGTTTTCTTGCGAATAGAATATGCTCTTTCATACTTCTCATAAAGTTCTTTAAATTTATCTTGGTCATCAAAGAATGCTTCGTATAACCCTGGTACTTCATTAGGGTCGAATAGCGTGATGTTCCCACCTGATAGTAGTCTTTCATACATTAACTTATTAAGTTGGAATGCATAGTCCATATGACGGACTCTATTCTCTTCAGTACCTTTATTATTCTTTAATACTACTAGGTCTTCAAATTCATAATGCCATATAGGTAGATAAACTGTAGCCGCTCCACCTCTAACTCCACCTTGACTACAAGACTTAACTGCAGACTGAAAGTATTTTAGAAATGGGATGAGACCAGTATGAACTACCGAACCATCACCAACTCTGGCACCTTCTGCTCGTATCTGTCCTGCATTGATTCCAATACCAGCCTTTTTACTAATATATTTTACTATAGATGATGCAGTAGAATTGATACTATCAAGATTATCATCAGATTCGATAAGTACACAACTTGAAAACTGACGGGTCGTTGTACGAACTCCAGCCATGATAGGCGTAGGTAATGAAATATAGAATAGAGAAATCGCATCATAATAATCCTTAACAAACTTTAATCGGGTTTCTTGTGGGTAATTACTAAAGAGTGTTGCCGATACCATCATATATAACATCTGAGGTGTCTCGTAATGTTCTTTAGTCTTTCTGTCTTGTACTAGATACTTACCTCTAAATTGTTCCATACCTGCGTATGTAAAGGTATCATCACGTTCATGTTTGATATAAGAACCCAATTCATCTAGCTCTTCTTCAGTATATTTTACTAATATACCAGCATCATAAACACCACTTGATACATTATGTGCAATTAGTTGTTTAAGTGGCCATGGAGTATATTCTCCGTAGACTTCTTTTCTTAATTTATATGAAATTAACCTAGCTGCAACGAACTGGTAATTAGGGGTATGTTCTGATATGAGTTCTGAGGCAGACTTAATAAGTAACTCATGTATATCATATGCTGGAATTTTGTCATAGAGCTGAATGTTTGATTTCAGTTCTATCTCCGACATTGATACACCAGATATACCATCTGTTGCCCATTCTAGTACTTTATGTACTTTCTCTAAATCGAATTCTTGGCTGTCGCCATTTCTCTTTGTAACCTTAATGGTCATATTATTTGTGCCTATCATTATATTTCTCGGTTTTAATAGTATATATTATACTACACTTTACGTGCAATGTAAACAATTAATTACTATTATTTTTTATTTTTTGAGAGATGTTTTACTATTTCTTTAGAATGTATTTCGGTAAGAGTTAATAAATCCTCTTCAATACCTTCTATTCTATCCATCAGCTCAGGGTATACATCAAACTCATGTAGTTCTTTACATGGGTGTGAATTGGCCTCAAGGGCATCTAATCTCTCTGCTACGAGAGGGAATTGTTTACGAAATTTTGAATCCTTTTTAATTAGTTCTAGTTCGTATTTTTTGGCGAAGTACTCCATGTATCTATCAACTTGTGCTTGGAACCAGATACCAACTTTAGTATCTTGAAACCATTTATAGAATGAACTACCAATAATTGATGATAGAATGGACTTTAAGCTGAGTATGATTAACCAGTGCATAACTACACCTTTTTCTTACTTAGCTTTTTAATCGCATGTACATAGTTAGGCATTCCGTGGTCTACAACTCCATCAAAGAATTTAAATCTTTTCCATGAGTTAAATATACCATAGAAGAAATCGGACCAAGTAGACTTAGGTGCATGCTCACCATTTCTATCAAAGTAAATCATTTCGCCGTGGTGTCTGAATCCTAGCCATGCTGGTGGGATTCTACATACTATATCATTATTATTCATAAATCTATAGTGGTCACATTTTATATTCTTAATAAATCTTTTACCACCCACTCTTGGTGAGCCGAATGTAAAGAGTTCTTGAGGTTTATATCTAGTAGAACTAATTGTTGCCATAGCAGCACCTAGTGAATGTCCTGTAAAGTATACATCTTTTCTTACTTTTAGTTGGTCATTATGTTCTAGTTCTTTTACTATGTCCATCCATAAATCATCTACTTCTTGTTGGAACCCACCATGTACTTTACCACCTGCCATCGCAGAATTCTTAAATACTTTTAAGTCTGCCATAACATCATTGAGTTTACTTGGTTCAGTTCCTCTAAATGCAAACCATAAATCGTTTCTATCTTTAGCGATAAGTACTTCAGCACCATCCTTAGATACTAACTTAACCCATGCAAAGCCAAGTTTCTTAGCTGCAGTGATTGCTGGTTTTTCGTTCATATATGCAATTGCGGATAACTTTGCGGCTATTACTGCCCTATCCCATTTACTCCCTTCTTTCATTCTAGTCGTTGCCATTTTCATTCTCCACTTTAATTTCAACTGCTCCAGCATCTTCATCATTTATCGTTACATTCCTATAGTAAACTATCACCTCACCGAGCTGATTAATATATCTTTTAATTTCCTGAGTATTATAAGCCATTAACTCATAATCATCAGCTGTCATTGCAAAGAATACTATATCTCCGCCATGTTTCTTTTTAATATCATCTATAAACCTATCGAGATATGTATACCCCTCTGGATATAAATCTTCTCTACCTAATTTGCAATCTGTTTCTTTAGTTTCTGGATTCTTTAAACAGTTTTCAATAATTCTAGTATCTGATACCACATACCATTTAGGTTCTTTTAAGTCTATTGCTCTAGGCATTACAGGCTGAACAATATCTATCTTAATAGGTTTAGTTATAATTTCTACTTCGCGAGGGGGCTTCTGCAGAAGCGCACATCCACTAGTTAGTATTGAGAGCGCTAATGCGCTGACTATCAGCTTCAATTGCATCGAATGCCTCCTTCGTTCTAATATTGGCCCTAGTCTCTATAAGACCAGGTTTTGCACTTGCTAACTTTGATAAGTTATGGCGTCTGAATATATCTAAGTATTCAGCCATCTGTGCTTCTATTTGTTGATTTTCTGTTTGTAACCCAGAAAGGGCTTTTGTTGTAGTTGCAAGGTTGTTTTGGATTGCCCGAATGGCATCTCTCTGTTCTTTGTCTCTTAGGTCTTGAGCAACAATTACTTTAGTCTGTTCCTCAATCTTGTTCTTCATAGGAACTACTGATAGGTTATAATATAAGGTACATGATAATCCCATAGCAAATATAATTCCCAACCAAATCTTTGTCATAATAATCTCTCTTTCTACTTAGTCTCTATTGTTTTTAAATGTAACTTCTGAGCCTGTAGTTCTTTCTTAGCTTCATTAGCCTTTTTACGAGCTAACATTCTTTCTACGAATTTTCTACCTTCTTTAGTTCGGCCATCGTATACTCTTTTCTTATGTTTCTTATGTTGAGCTGGAGTCATAGCATCTGAGGGCATTGAAACTCCTCCACCTGCTACTGAATTAGCTGCTGCATCTTCCCATATATCTTTAAAACTTTTCATCTTTTTATGTTCCTGTTACTTATATATATCTTCTGTGCTGTTTGAACGTGATGCACTTCATATATATTTTGGTTGAAGAATGAACCAACTGGTTCTAAAAACTCATCAACCTTTACTTTAGTTTTTGACCTTGCAATAATTTCACCCGTAATAGGGGATGCAATGTCTTCTGATAATATATAAACACCTGGTCTCAATTTATTATCTTCTTGAAACCAAGTTGACTCTTCTAAGATATCATCTTCAAAGTCGCCAATTACTTTAGTGAGAACCTTCTTAATTGATTCTTCTGACATACCAGTTTCTTCTTTAATAAGAAAGAGAGCTGCGGCGTAACTGGCTAGTTTACTTTGACCAAATGGTAACTTACCTAATACTCTCTTAATATTAAATACTAATCTATGGAAAACTGTATATGAACTTTTTTCTTCTGGAGTTGTAGCCTTCTTTAACTTCTTACCATTTTCATCTACTAACCCCATTTCAAAGGCTTTAGACTTTTCCCACGGCGTAGTTAGCAGCCTTAAGAACCTAAAGGCATATACTAAATCACCAGCTCTGGATAAAACTCCCATTTAAATTTCCCTTAACTTCTTTATAATAAATGGGTCCATTGGAATATTAACCCATTCATCTTCTTTTAAATAATTTAAAAATACTAAAAATGGTTTAAGATAGGGATAGTGTATATCCTCTACTTTAAACTCAATCATTTTATTTGCATTCTGTATACCAAATACATTATATAAGACTATTAAGTGGTTTAAAATTAACCTTTCTTGTAAGTCATCGTGCATTTCATAACGACTCAATAGTCTTTTAATGTATTTAAATCTATTTAAGTCCTCTTCAAATTCTTCTACTTCAATACATTCTGGATTGTTGTAGTTATTCATTGCAAAGAGCTTAAAGTTCTTGTTAGTCAGTGTGTCAAATATTTTCATCATATATTATATATACTACCAAAAAAGGCTATTGGTTACTTGTTTAAAGTTGGTCCGTTTACCTCAGCCTTATATTTTTTAATAATCTTTTTCACATTTCTATCAGCAAGAAACTTAGTTAAAGAAGCTTCAGCACCATAAAATTCTAAAGATGCAGGGCCAGATGAACCACCATCAAAGCTAGTTACATGCATTTTCTTAATTTTACTGATTACTTTATCCATAACAGTCATTTCCGCTTTATTAAATCCGAAATCATCATCAAATTTATTAGAGGTATTACCTTTAACTACAACAATAGATGCTCTAGCTTCGAAGCCTCTGCGATTTCTATCATCATAGTTCTTCATGTCTCTAACATCTTCTTGGACATCTTCATTCTTTGCTTTATAGTTCTTGTCTACATAGTTAAAGAATTCTTTTCTTTTTTCTTTATCTAATTCAGCAGGTGATTCTGCACCAAACTTCTTAAGTGCTTTGGCAAAGAACTCTTTATACTTCTCTTCTTCAGAAAGTTCTGGCTTGGATTCTTTAACTACTGTACCATCCATATCTTTTTCACCAGATGCTTTAACTTTATGCAAAGCTTTAAAATCTTTCTCACCTTTTGCTCTAGGCTCTTCAGGTGATTCATTCTTTGGTTTATCGTGAGTATAACCTTTATCTGATAGTTCTTTATGGTCTTTCTCAGTTTTAGCTACTTTCTTCTCACCAGTTTCGGAATGAAACATATCGTGAGGATATTTAGCCTCTTCTTTTTTTACTTTACCCTCTACTACGTCCATTACAGTCGCAGCAATGTCTAGGGTTGCTTGGTCATTCATTTTCATATTATTCTCCTAAGTTATGAAAAGCATTCCTGTAATCCCTGTGGCTGCTGCCGCTATGATTATCCAGAATAATTTATTAATTATAGTTACGGTCGATGCATTGTCTCTTACCAATGTATCTAGTTTATCTACTCTATTTATAAGAGATAGAATCTGTTCACCTTGTTGTTTACCGAATTCGGTCAACGTAATGATTTTTTCTTCTGCCCGAGCTAAGGCTATAATTGCGTCCGACATCTGGTCAATCTTGGTTTCGATTCTATCCAGTCGTGCGGCCTGTTCTGCTCTTTGTTCAGCTGCTGTCGCCATGTTTATAAACCCTACATTTTAAGGGAGTTGCCCCTTTAATTAACCTATGGTATTCTTCTTTCTTAATATCAAATACCATTCCTTTTTTAAGGAGCCAAGGTAGACATTTCTGCAACTGAATCTGCCAACCTTCTCCTTCTAGTATCTCTATTTCTCTATCTTCCATATCACGATGCCAAACATACTCAGCATCATCTATAGAGGGGTCGAATGTTCTAACCTCTCCATCTTCCCAATAAGGTTTACCAAAAATAATTTCCACCACCTGATAGTCCTAAGTTTTTAGCATAACGAGGTAATCGACAAGCCCAATACCCAGACGACATCTTATCTGTCTTAGTATCACAATTATGACGGGCTGCAAAGGAAGCAGCTGCCCCCTTATCGTTAATCTTACTAGTGAGGCCGCCTTTGGCATCACCAAATTCTATTTTCTTTACGTTTCCTGTTTTAGTATTTTTAACGTAAACAACGTATTTCTTTTTACCACTAGACCTTTTAGGTGAGTTAAGTTCTACATCTCTACCCTGGTAATCTGCTTCTGATAGCTCAATCATTGGTTGCTCTAACGGCACCTGTTGACCTTCATAAAGTCCGAATCTCTCTTCTATATGTTCTAAGAAACTATGCATTATACACTCAAGCTTTTTATTAGTCTTATTACTTTACTTAGTAACATTTTAACAGCTGTGTAATATGCAAATCCATGACCCCATAATATATGAAAGGTATGGTTCTTTTCTATTTCTGATTTAGGTCCGAACTTCTTAGTCCAGTTATCTACATATTCACCTTTATATCTTAGTACTGCATGTGATACTTTCCACTTACTAGGCCCAACTAGACAGATACCAGCCTGATGTGTTATTAACATCCACCACATCTTAAGGTGACTCTTTCCACATAGTCTATAAAGAATTGATAAAGAATAATCTTCGCAATCCCCTACTAATTTACCTTCTGCATCTTCTGAATAAATAACTTTCCATGCATCTGCAAAGCCATATTGTTCTCTATCGTATCTATATTTCCACTTAGCATTAAATGATTGTACTATTGCATCTCTTTTCAATTTTGTCATTTTCGACCTCCTTGACTCTTTATCCACTTTTGAGCTATTTTATTCTCTGGTGTTTTCTTAGCCCACTGTTGTATAGTCTTATAAGCTTCTAAAGTAGATGTGTTAATATCTGCATCTGTTGAGTTATCTATTACTGTCATTCGGTTACGAAAAAGCCCTTGGAATTTACCAATGTTGTTCTGTACCGATTTCCACATCTTCTCAACTTCTGGCTCTTTTAACTGTCTTGGTCTATTCTTATTTCTTTGTTGTGCAGTCTCTAAATCTGTATTAACAAATATCATGTGTACTGCATAACCTATATCTCTTAACTGGCCCACACTTGCTTTAATTTTGGCATAGTCTTTACCAGTACCATCTATTACAACACCTAACCTACCTTTTAGAGCAATCTCTAATTGTTTGCCTGTAAGTTTCTTTGCCTTATCTCTAAGAGCCTGTCCCTGGGCAGAATATATATCATCTGGCTCCATAGTAAGTCCTGCTTTAGTAAGTGCATTTTCATAGTTTGTATCAGAGTTTATAAGTTTAAACCCTAAAGCTAATAAAGAAGTCTTACCAACTATAAATGATTTACCTGAACCAGGGCCACCGGCAAGGAATACTGCCTTAAATATAGATGGGTCATTTACACCTTCATCAATTTTAAAATGTTCTTTAAAAGTTATCATTTCTTTAAATCGTACCTAAATGATTTGTTTTTGCCTTGGCCACTCTTAGTAATACCAAACCCAGCAATATTAGCTAGTTGTTGAAGTACTGGCCAATTCTTTTCGGATTTCTTACTTCTATTATTCTTCAGCATATCATTTTCTATTTTATTAAATAAAGTTTTAATCATATCCATGTCATGCATGACCAATGGTGCTTCTTCTAAGTCTTCACTACGAGCCCGCTTAAAGTCTTGTTTATTGGCCCAGAGACCATTTCCTTCCATGAAATCCTTAAAGTCGCTCATTTCTTTAATAGTCCCTTTGCTTTAATTCTATCATGGTATGTAAACTGATAGTTCTTACCATTCTTAGTATCTTTAACAATGTAAGTTGTTGGCGTCATCTTAGTAACTTTACCCATATACTTGGCACCATCAGCACGATAGTAATCTACTTCTGTGCCAACTTTAATTGACTTCTTAGTTTCTGCGCCCATTCCGTGTTTTGCAAGAACTCTATAATTTTCTAGGAAGTTACTTAATATTTCTCTTCCCTTTGCTCTTGTTAGATAATGAGTATCTTCTTTCATATTTTCCTTTTCCCTTTCGTGTTTCTTTTTAAGAGTTTCTACTTCTTTGGCCTGTTTTAATGCAAGTTGTGCTTTCTCTTCTGGTCCAACTGCTTCATCCATGAATGACTTAATGTGCTTGATATCAATTTTCATCTTCTTAGATATCCATTGAGCTGACTTACCAGAATCAATATAACCTTGAAGTTCTTTTACTTTACCTTCTTCAACATTTTCAACATACCCTTTATCACCAGGCTTTTTATTATGATTAAAAACTTTCTTACCAAGTGGTGTAAGGTTACCCTTTTTATCATACATTTGGTTTACAAGTTTCTTTTCTGATGATGATAAACTTTGTTCTTTAATTCTGCCTTTGACTATATCTTCTAAGTCACGAGATAACCAATCAAAAAACTCATCGGGGTCATCACTTTTAATTTCATTGTTGTTCAATGCCCATTGAGTTAGGTCATCTTCCGCTTTCTTACCAGCAGAAGACATGAATGATAAATCACCAGTTTTGTATGCTTTTGTAAGTTCTCTTTTATGTTTTCTGAAGAGGTCTTTCATCTTTGCTTCTGATATAACTTCTTCTTTAATTATCTTATCAACAGTCATGCCGCTTTTAAATTTACCACCTGACATTGCTTTAGGATACATTTTAGCAATTAAGTCATTATAACCTACGAGTATATTTAATAAGTCTGATTGAATTTCTTTTGTTGAAATACCTTTAATTACTTTCTTAACTGCACCGAGGTTGCCTTGAGCAAGTGCACGAGATACTGCCTGATAGTCTTTCTGGTCTTGACCTGTTTCTTTCTGGGCAAGTCTTGCTACATTCTTAGTGGCTAGAGTTAGGTCTTGATTATAATTTTCTTCAATGCCTTCCTTTGCAACCAATTTCCAACCTTGTCTTTTCATTTTATCGGCAGTCTTACCATCAACCTTACGAGTAAAATTACCTTTCTTCATAATATACTCTTCTTTACCTTCATTAACAGATTCGTATTTATAAACACCCTTACCATCATCCCAATGGTCATAAAATTTCATAATAGCATTGGCCAATTTAGTATTATCAACATCACCAAAATTACTAACAACGTGTTTATATAAATATGGAATATTCTTTTCGGCTTGTTTTACTGTCATGGCTTTTCTAGGGTCACCATACTTTCCACCCATAGACTTGTAAAATTTTTCTACATCTTTTTCAATCTTTTTATCTTTTCTTACAATTTTCCATTCAGCCGGTAACCAGCCCTTTTTAAAAGGTCTTACTTCACCCAACTCTTCATTAACTGATTCATTAGCCTGTTTTAATGCATCTGCAACAATAGGGTCATCCGCAAGACCTCTTTTCATTGCCTCAATCTTTTTATAGGCTCCGGTCATGTTACCACCCATATCGATTGCGATTTTAACTGCCGCCGCTACAAGAGAAGCTGGATATTTACTTCTATACTTCTCTCTTAATTGTTTAAATTTCATTTGTTAGTTTCCTCTTATTTTACTTTAGCGGCTAAGTCTTTATCTGCCTTACCCCATGTTCCTGATGATTTGGTTACAAAAGAATTGACTCTTGCTAACCCCCATTGTGTTGGATTAGTTCCTGGTCTATGGCCTGTTCTCCAAGCCGCAAATCCTCTATCAAATACTTTTCTTAATATGGCTAATGGCATACCTGACTTATCTGCTTTCTTTTTAAGTGCATCATCAGCCTTACCTTCATTAACTACATAATCTTCAAAACTTAAATGTTTAGCCATTTCTCCGTACATATCCTTATATTTTTTGGTGTGTTGAGAAGGCTTTGTTTTTGCTCTTGCATCTCCAGGAGCTGGTTTATATGCGGCTGGATTATTGTCATCCTTCGCTGCACCCTTTTTAAAATGAGCCTTTCTTTTGGCTGATGTTGACTTTGCAAGACCAGAGTAATAGTTAGTACCCTCAGTTTGTTCTACTTGTTCCAACCAGACTTTCTTATTACCCTTAGGGAAAGCTACTGTAAGATAATTCGCACCTTTAGTGATAATCTTACCCTTCTCTTGATTTTCTTTTAGTCTAACTGTATCACCAACATTAAACAAGTCACCTAAAATAAACTGTTCTCTTGTTTCTGATACAGTAGGTAGTTCTATATGAGACCTAAAGCTTTTCTCTTCTTTAAGACCCATCCCTTTTCTCACTGCATTAAATAACTCAGCTGAATCAGTATAACCACTTGGAAGACCACTAGAAAATGTTTGTAAATCCCCTTCTGCGGCCGCTGCTCTCATTTTAGAGGCTGACATTCCTGTTACACCTTCTGCATCTGGGTCTCTTTGCCCTGCAGAGAGTACTTTAATACTTCCTTCAAATTGATAGAAGCCATGTCTTGCCTGAACACCATTATATTTGTTTAGTAAGATTTCAAATTCTTTTACTCTATCTGAACCTGCAACCATTGACATCTTAGTAAAACCTTGGTCATATAACTTAGTTGCAATTTCAATTATAGTACGCACATCTCCGTCTGCCATGATACTTCTGGCATGTCTAGGAAACATTTTTCTTAGGAACTTAATCTTGTCTTTAAATTTAAGAGGATTCTTTTTAGGGTCTTGGGATTGTGATGCGTATATTCTATATGCACCTCCACGTGATACCTTTTTAAGAGTTTCAAAAAGTTTTTCGTGGCCTGTAGTCGGCGGATTAAATCTACCAAATACTACGGTTATTTCTTTTGATGCTTCGACTATATAGTCGCTAAAGTTTTTGACTTTCATTTATCCCTGGTTCCCATTTAGTTAGGACTATCCCAACCTTTAATTATATCTTTACTGAAGTTGTTGTAGGAGAATTCTAACCTATCAACTAACTTAACAGCGCCACCTTCCATTCTATCTATAGCAACAAAACCTTCTTGGTTGGTTACTTTAAATCCGGATTTAGTCTTGACAAAGGTATTAATTTTATTAAGACTATTAAGTTTATTTATAAGAATTAATTTACTATTTACAACAAAATTCTGTAAATCGAAGATTAATTTTAGGTTCTTTATATTACCTTTACTAAAGAAATTAAGTAAGGCATCTCGTTTATCTACTTGAGTCTGTTTACCTTTATCTGAACTTCTTTTATCAATCTCTTTTTGATACCTATTATTAATCCACATTACTAGTCCAGTGGCATGTTTCTTAGTATCTGTAATTCTTTGGCCTTCTCTCACCTTGGAATTATTATATACATTTAATAATAAATTTAATTCTGAGTTGGACTCTAACTCTTTTAATGTAGTAGATGCGATTTGTTTAAATACTTTACCAGCACCTGAAAGATTTTTATTTA